CATATGGTGCTTCCTGCGGATCAATTGTGTAGTTGGGCCAAAGCACATCCTCGTCAGGTGCCAATGCTTTGATGCGGGGTCGATTTACGACCCGGCGGGTAACCGGAATGGTGGTGGTGCCATCGTTGCGTAATTCACGAAGCATCGCTTTTGCTTTGGCCTTGGATACTTTGAATTGATCTTTCAGTGCGGATGATAATTCCTCATCCATACTGCCATCCTGTATTGCTTCCGCAATGGCTGGGAGAGCCTGGGTAATCTCATCCAATCGGATGGTTTGTTGTTGTTTAAGCTCCTGTGAGTCCCAGTACACATAATGTACCATCAGACCCTTTTCAAAAAAATGATTCAGTCCAAGTTCAAGCTGATCGTAAAACTCTTCCATCTTTGTATTCATCAACCAACGCAGGAACATGGATATTACATTGGACCGTTCAATATCATCTGATTCCACCGGGGTTGCCACAATATGGGCACTTCTTACCGCATTTGTTGCCATTGCCACACATTTGTTAATCTGATTATCAACCATGCGGATTTCCTGATCACTCGCTGAATCCCAAGGAAACACATCTCCCGTCTGACTCAAATGCGAATGTTTCTTAAAATCATCCGATTTACCAGACCACAAACAATTCCTTACATCATAATCTCGTTGTCTGCGGTCTAACCATTCACTCAACTCAGACTGTGTCCTGCGATATGTTTCGGCAAGATAATCGACATCAGGTTCTTTACTGACATAGAGTAATTCGTCATCGGCGGCAGACTGCATATGCGTAGCATAATGTAACCCTTTGTAGCTAGATTTGCAAGATTAATAACCACCACCACCCGTGCAGGCTAAACTTTCATTGCTAATATGATCAGCACCACTCACCAATAAATATCGCAGACAGTCGATCTGATCCTTCCAATGTTCCTGGCGTGAACTACCCGTATATTCCAACATTGAACAAATCAAATTTTCACATCTGTCAGATACAAATAATTTCGGACGGTTACTCTCGGTCATGTTTTCCGTGTCATCCCAGGACAGAGCATCATTAATCTTGGCGATACCCGCTTCCACATCCACGCCGGGTGCGGGTCGCATCACAAAGTCAAGATTTGTCATTGTGTTAATTATATTACTCTCACCCTCTTTCTCGCGCACCGTGGCGGCTCCCATGCGGGGGTCCACAATTCGTTCAAAGATATCCTCACCCTCTTCCAGTGCCGTGAAATGATCGCGGTAATCAACATATCCCCAACCGAGGGGCCTTTGGGCCGGGCCGGGTTTACCCACACTCTTCCCTACCCCATTGACATGCGGCAATGCCCATGCCCCCATCGTTGAATCAGGGAACTCGCGATATATATAAATTGTACCATCCCGCGTCACAGCCGCCCATATCGCAACCCACGGTTTTGAGCCGCCGGGATCACATACAAAATAGCGGGTTGTGCGTACATGTGGATCTAAAATAAAAGGTATTTTTTCATGCGGTATAACATTTGTATCCCTGCTGAATTTTGGAAACCGTCCTTCCATTGCCTTGGATGGTATTCCGTATAATCGGGCAAGTTTGACCTCCTGGGGTTGATTCGAGTAAGTGCGGATAAGTTCTTTGTAATCTACAAAGGGACTCATCTCCGACCAAAAATAATAAATCCTACAATTAGGCCAGTTTGTTGATACCTGTTCGATGGGTAATTCGCGTCCAAGAAGCTTACTGTATTTCTTCTTCACAGTTTTTGCACCCTTTAATAAACTATTAATCAACGGTGTGTATCCCTGAAGGGTTGTAAAACTAAGCAGTAATCGACCTGAAAAGTCTGTCAGTCTCGCCAATAATGTATTAAATATTGCCTCACTTACCTCTTCATCGCAATGAATTGCATGTGCGGACCAACCCTCAAATATCTGCGGATCTGCCTGATATTGTCTGTAGTTATTAAAATATATTGTACTACCCCGGTCCGCATCCATTTTGATTGGTGGCAGAATTGCCTTGGCTGAATTAAATCCATTCTTTTGATTGTATTGCAGACTATGATTAGCACTTTTCTTTTTTGACCTCTTGTATCTCATTGGCAAAGCAGACCACACCATTTTTTGAGCATCCTGAACACTTCGCTCTTCCGAAACATGCAAAGATCGGATTTCCGCTTCAGGGATTGATTGGGCCAAATGAACCAAAAGCCTTGAACAAAGAGTCGATTTGCTCGATCTATTCCCTCCAAGTATCACATGAATCTTATCCTTATCGAACCGATCCATCACCCTGCGCCACCCAGGAAGAGTCCAACCCCATTGGATTGGATCTTCCTTCTCGCTACTCGGCTGGTCGAGCATCAAACGACTGAGCGTCTCCGCGCGTTCCTGCGGTAATGCATCAATCTCATCCTCGCTCAATGCACAGGCAAGCTCGCCCTTCTCATACTTCAAATCATCGGTCCAAGGAATACCGAAGTGCGCGTCAACTTCGTCTGCGTAGGTTATTCTCGGCATTTCTCTTCCATCGCATTTAAATAAAACCACAAATCTATGACCTCTTCCTTACAGCTTTGTATTTTCTGCTCCAAGGTCATGCGTGCCAAGCCCCTGCTCCCATCGGGATTATGTTCCCGAATACCCGCCAAAAACTTCTCACGGGCCTCTGTCGCAAACCGTGCGAGTGCCTCTTCCAATATTTCTTTATCCGTTTTCAAACATCATCTCCATTTGTTCAGGCAATTTCTCCTCACCCGCTTGTACTCTAAAGTATCTGTGAAGCGTATCGGTCATTTTTGGACCACGAAACCATCCTGTGCCGTCACAGGACTCAACCCCTAACTCGCGGCATCGAAGTAGGTTTTTGAAAGTGTTGATTGCTCCGACATGGACTCGCTCAAAAGCATCAGTCCACATCGTGAGACTTCGCAACTTCCACTCCATCGTGCCCCCAACAAACACAACATCCGCTTCCTCTGGTACATCTCCGGGTGTCATTCCGTCCTGAACGCAGAACGACCAAGGCAGATCGTAGGATTGTTTCAAAATGGGATACCACTTATCCCACATTCTTTTTGTCTCATCAGCATCTCCCACCTCATCGGGTACATTGGCAAACCGAGGCTTTAAAATCGTTTCGTTGTAGTAATCAAGCATCTTGAGGAAATCATGCTCGTTCCATTTTTTGCCTGATGACCAAACCGCAAACCTACCATTATCAATCGCATAAGGTATCCAAGGCACAGGTTCTCTAACAGAACCTTCGGGTGACATTAACCAACCAACAGGATAACCTTGGCCTGCCCAATAATGGACAATGCCTTTAGCGTTATTTGATGGCATTACAATCATTTTGTAATACCTGGATCAAAATCAGGGAACTCTATATTTTCGATTGCTTCTTCTAATGTCGGAAAGATGTGATCAGCATGGTAGCGTATCCAAGGGCTGTAAGAATTTGTAACAACGATGATTTGCTTGCGAAGACTCCATGCGAAATATATCTCCATCGCAGTGCCATATGAAGGATGGTCGCACTTAGCCAGAATAGTATCGCAATACATAATGCTCTTCTTGTCTCCCTCTACAATCTGCTTGGGTATTCCTGCAATTGTCTCCCTACCCCGGTAATCTGCATCTGTAGGTTTCATGCACATTACATTCTTCTTCATTAAAAGTTTGTGCGTAGCTTTTCTCCAACGGATACAGGTGTCATCCTGCTCGTATATTGGTCCCGCTAAATAGACTAATTGTGCCTCTATCATCCATTCACCTCCACGCACATACTAACCTTACAGACTTTGACTGATTCGAGTGTAATATGATCAGGGAACTTTTTATCCATTAGTTTTAACCACAAGTGCCGAGCTATCATTTCCGCTGTGGGATTCTCAATAAACTCATTCAAGTATGTATGGTCTAACTGCTTAACAATTGCCCCTGCCTTGGTTTGAAACTCTTCATGCGGAATAACCCACCCATATCGCTCATCAGGTTCTCCGCTTATAGTTACATAGACCTCATGCGAATGTCCGTGTATCCTGCTGTTCTTATTTCCTAAACCTTCAATACGGTGTGCAGCTTCAAAAGTAAATCTTTCAGTAACTTTAGTTTTCATGCGAGTGATTGCTCCAATATTTCTTCGTCCGTTTTAACTGTCACTGCTCGCTTTCGCCTCAATCACTTCGCTGAATAAATCACAGCATCGTTTTTTTAATTCAGCATTCTCGCGCTCTAAATTCTGAAGCGTTTTTTTCAATTCTTT